CAGCTACTGTAACACCTTGGTCACTCATCCAAACAACCTTACCATTGCCCAGATAGTTTTTAGCAACCTTTGCTTCTCTTTCTTCTTTGGTTTGGCTATCCATAAAAGCTACGTTGTTACCATACCTAGTTTCATCTTGTACTGCTATGGTAAAATTGTAGTAAACTGCACCGTCCTTACCTTTGATAAATTTCTCTTTAGGTAAACGATCTACTCTAATACTTCCGTTGATAATTGCACTCATATTATATAAATTAAATTTTGGTGTTGTCAATACACGCAACACCTCGTGTTTTATTTATTCAGCTTTTCAAATCTTGTTGATTTTTTATCAGTTCTTGTGTATGAATTTATTAATTTATTTTCATTACAAGGTATAAATTTTATTTTATCGTTTAATGGTTTTTTAATTTTTCTCATTTTTTAAAATTTCTATGTTCTTGCTAACTGAATACCCATTAAGTCTTAAAAGGTTTTTAGCCTTTACAACCTCTCTTTGTTTTATTCTATAGTGTTCAAATATTTCGTTGCTAATCATATCTATTTCCTTTTAAAATCATCGCTTTCATCTTCACCGAAAACTCCAAGTTCATAGAAGCCAGTTAGTTTTAGTACACTTCTAGACAATGCTCTTTTCTCTGCCATCTCCATTACATACCAACTATTGCAATTACCATCTTTATAGTTAGCACCTTTTAAAGCACTACCAAAGGTTTGTATTTCTACACCCTCTTTTTTTGCATAGGCTTTTACAACAGCAAAGCTAGGTTCACACTTTACAACCTCGTAATTGATTGCAATGTTTTCTTTTGCTGCTATCTTTTCAATACCTTGTCTGGTAATAATAACATAGTGCTGATGCTTGTAAACATCTGTTTTTTCTAAATCGTACTTTTTGTACAAATCTAATAATTTTTCTCTATCCATTTTGTTTATATATTTGTGATACTTCTATTTGCGCTTGTAATTGTTCAATTCTTTTTGATAATGCTTCAACCCTAAATTGATATTCTTGAATTAAAGTATTAGATGTTTGTTGTGAAAAATTGTTTGTCATTAGTCTATATTTAATAAGGTTGATTTTAATACATCTAATCTTTCACTAATTACAAATACTGTAATTGCATCACTATCTTGCTCTGCTTTGTGCAAACCTATTTCAAGGTGTTTAATTTCGTCTTTTAAATCGTGTTTCTGTGTTCTCATTCTGTTAAGTTTAAATTAATAATAAGCGAATATAAACAAATTATTTAATAACTAAAAGTATAAAGCAAAAAAAAAGGCTTGACATATAGCCAAACCCCTTTTCCTTAACAAAACAGAATACCCAAAGATAGTCTTTTATAAACTATCTACCAAGTCTTTATAGTGTTTAATCTTTTCTAGTAGTTCATCATTAGAATACTTTACAGTTTCTTTTGATTTTATATATAATTCTTCAGCAGTACCATCACCAAATTTTTCATCAAGAATTTTTCCAAAAATATACTGCTCACCTGATTTAAACATATTACACCCCACGCACTGAACGGCAACATTCATTTCTAACCACCTGGTTGCATAGTGTTTTCTAGATTGAAAGTGACCACATTGCATCCCTACCTTATAATGTGAAACCTTACCACAAGTAAAACAGAATACATCACCATTATGGTCTGCATCTTTTAACCTTATGTACTGGCTAAATATAGTATCTAGTTTCTTTACTATTTTACTTCTTGATAGTTTAGATGGCATTATCTATGGTTTTTATTATATGTTTTAATTGGCTTTTTTGAAACTTCAAATATATAAAATAAATAATTAGAAATATATATAAATATAAATCTAAAAATATTACTAAATAAAAGATAATGATTTTGGAAAACTATTCTATTTTGAAATATGCTTATATTTTTCAATTCCTCTAGAACCAAAGTAAGCTATGTAGGTTGTTATTAAAAGAGATTTAAGTAATTCAATCCATTCTAAATTAACACCAAATTCTATATTTAAAGAATCCATTAAAATTAAACACCAAGTTGATACTGTAAGAAAAATCAACATCATTGGTCTAGTGTTTTTACTTAACCAACTATCACTCACCATATCTGATTGCCAACGTTTAGAAACTTCTTGCATTTCTACAATATCCATTTCAAGTAGCTTTAAGGCTTCTTCTTTATCTTTTGGTGTTATACCTTTGTCATTGCTTATAAGACCACCTACCATCTTTAAAAGACCAGCATCGGGCAATAAATCACTAGCCACACCCAATATGTTTGGTGCAGCTTTAGATAAGAATTTACCAACCCTTGTATCTTTAAATTTCTTTTTAGGCATTATTTGTTTTTATTCATTAAATACCACTTATGAGCGGTATAACCAATAGTCAAAAGTAAAAGCGTTATTTTTAAAAATACATCTGCGTTTGTCATTGAAAATAAAAAAGTACCACCGTTAATTAAAAGTGTTTTGTAGTCTGTTATCATTTTAGCAAGATTTACAATTAGAATAGGTATGATATATACCTGGTCTTTTAGTTACTAATACTTGTTGTCTGTTATCTTCTTTTTTATAAGAAACGTGTAACCATTTTGGTTCATTTCCAAATTCCCAAATCATTTGGTCAAAAGTTAAATTCTCTCTAATCCAATGAAACATTTCTAAATTAGACTTACCGCCCATACTTGTAATATCAAATGCTTCACCTCGTAGATGGCTACTTCTTGCTGCACCTTTTAAGGCAGTATTAAGTTCTAAAGACCTAAACATACTATTAACTTTAATTGGTGCGCCTACCCATTCTCTTAATGGTTCAAACACCTTTTCAGCTAGTAGTTGCATATTCTCAACTTGTTCTTCATTTGGTTTATTCTTTATACCGTATTGTTTAGCATAATTAGAACCAATTGCTTCTTTGTAAGATATGTGTTTACTTATTTTTTTCATCTGTGATCAATTTAAAAGTTCCATCCTCAAGATTTACTTCTATGTTACCATATTTCGCTTCAAGTTCCTTTTTATTATGTTCTTGCTTCATAGCAAGTTCCGCAAACATATGTGATAGTGTATGTGATTCTTTTGCTAATAATCCTAAATCGTGTAAGATTGCTTGTTTATTTTGTTCTTGTTCTTTAAATACTTTTAACTCACTTTTTAATAATGTACCCATTGTATTGTTTTTTTGATTTAATCAAATATAGTGATTATTTTTTTTTAGTCGGAATATCTTTTAATTCTTTTGTTGGCGGTACTTCTGCATCTCTAGCCCATCCGTAAAAGGTATGCGCTGCCTTGTCTGCAGGAAACACCTCAAAAGTTCCGAAACTTAATAAGTCGCTGATGGCATAGCCGTCATAGAAAACTGCTGGTGTTAAAATATTACCATCTGCATCGTATGTAGCTGGTATCTTTACTACCTTACCGATATATACAACCGCTGCTGTATTTTTAGCAAAGACTATTTCTTTACCCTCATCATCATCTACTTCTAATATTACCCCTAGATTTAATAGGTAGTCTTTCCCTTGTTGTTCTGTTGGAAAATTCGTTTTATATATTTGCATCATATCTATATAGTTGTTAGTTCTGCAAGTTGTGTATCTGTTAAAGCTTCTTTCCAAACTGCTAGACATTTAGTTTCTCCGAAGAAATTTTGAGCAGCATCCCCCCTTGTAAAAGTCAATTCATTTAAAGTATTTGCAGAAAAAGTATTACCACTTGTATCTGTTGCAACCTCTACACCATCAATCCACAAGGCAAAATCATTTTGTTTATACTTTATAGCACACTTTTTAAAAGTTGGTGCAACTGCTCCGAAATTAAATGTTAAAAAGGCTTGATTAACACCACCTAATCTAATGTCTGCGAAGAGTCTATAGTCTGTAGCACTATTTAAAAAGCCAAGTTTTACAGTGTTGTTATGTGTTCCATCACTTAGACTTAAAACTCTTTGCACATTTTCATTTGCCAAAGCTGCTATCTCTGCATATAAAACACCCGATGTTGAGTTTATAGATGCTAAACTTCCTCCATTGGTACAGGCATCTTGGTTTCTTGTTACTGATGTTCCATCCGCGGGTATGTAGCTAGTAGGGTAGTCTTGGTCATTTGTAGCATTTGCACCCCAAACATATAATTCTGTTAGTGTTGATGCGGCACCTCTCAAGTCTATGTAAAAATTCGCAACAGCAGAGGCAGGTGATGAATTTATATCAAATCTTTTCCAATCTTCAGTTAGTGAAAATGCATTGTTTGTATTGGTATTATGAGAAAGTAATTGTGCTGTTCCCGTACCACTTACAGTTCTTGCATATATATTCCTTTCTGTTGTTGACAATAAGTTAAGTGCAAGATATATTCCCGAGCCCGATATTTTATATCCGCCTAAGCTACCATCGGGGTTAACTAAATCTGATACATAAGTAACAGTACCACCTAAACTTGCCCATTGTGTAAAATCTTCTGAATAAGGTATTAAGTTTGTTGACTGAGGTTCCCACAACCAATTTCCGCAGCCACTATCTGGCACTACTTCTTGCCCTTTATATTCTTTTACAGATACGCTATTAATAATTAATGTATCGTTAACACCGTCATCATTCCTGTTGTTTATATCTAAAAACCTAGTTCCATCAGAGCCATTTGTTAATGTGAAAATAACTGATTGTTTACCAATTACAATAGGTTGATTGTTTATTAAAACACCCTCGCCAAAAACTCCAACGTTGATTTTACTCGTAGTTCCTCCTGCAACATCAATTGTTAATTTATATTGTTTACCTACTATAAAACCGCTTACCGTTTGTCTTGCATAGAAATTAAAATCGTTATCTGCTTCTATTGTTAATTGATTGTTAGCTACTGAAATATTAGCACCACCCCCTGCGCCCCAATCCGCAACCCCGTTAGAGAAATCTCCATTTGTAACTTGCTCACTACCTAAAGCATCTTGAAAACTGAAACCCTCGTAATTTATTCTAGGTAGGTTAGTATCATCTGTAATTTCTATAATACTAATATTTGTTACAGAGCCAATAAATGCATTGTTGTTTATTTGTAAATTACGTTTTGTCCCATTACTTGTTAAATAAGCTGTTTTAACTCCTGTTGTTGCACTATCTAAATTAAAAGTTCCGAAAGCACTATTTCCACCAGATAATCTTAAATTGCTTCCGTTTGTTGTTACAACTTTATATTGTAGTTTATAATTTTTAACTGATAAATCAACAGCATTACTCTGTATTAAAAAACTACTTGTTGATGTTGGGAATATAACAACATTATCTCCAAAAGCTGTGTCCCCAATAGATATATTCCAATCTTGCCCTACTTCCTTAACACTAATATTTGTCACAGAGCCGTTGAAAGTTCCGAAACCCATTAAATAAACTTTATTCCCGTTTGATGTTATATAATCTGTGTAAACACCATTCGCAGTAACAGTTAATCCTGCTGCGGTGTTTGCTCTAATTCCAAAAGTACCGCTTACATAGTCTTTAACCTCATAAGTTATTTTATATGTTTTACCAGACACTAAAGAAGCCTGATAAGCTGAAAAATTTAAGCTATTAACTCCAATTATTTTATCCTCTCCTATACTCCAACCCGAGCCGCTTGCAATTGTCCAATCTTGCCCAACCTCAACGACTGAGACATTGTCTATTGAGCCGTTAAAAGAAGATGAACCAAAGAAATTAAATTTATTGTTTGAGCTATCGTTACAAACAATGTATTCGGTTTTTACACCATCCCCACTTTTTTGTTGCCCTATAGTGTTAGAGCCACCTTGAAACCTAAATTTAATCGTTCCACTAATGTAGTTTTTTATTTCATAAACTACTTTGTATGTTTTATTTAATGTAAAAGTTGTATTTGGTGTATTTGTTACAGAGCCAGTTCCTTGTGAGCCATCAAAATCTAAATAACCGCCAACATTATAAGTTACTCCACTTATTAAAGTCCAATTACTATCTGTAGCAAAATCTCCGTTTGTAATTAATTGCGAACCTTGCTGTGAAAAATTCCCATTAGTTATTTCTTGACTTCCTAATTGACTAAAATCGCCGTTCTGCACCAAATTACTAGATAGTATTTGTACATCTTCAACTAACCCTTGAGCGTTTACACGAGTAGCGGCTGAATTTCTTGAAAAGTCAAAGTCTCCACTTCCATCACTTGGTTTAACACATAGTACTTTGCCGTTGTTATACGCACTCGCAGTTAATACAATACTAGATTTATCTAAAAGGTTACTCATTATGTTATGTTTTCAAGTTCATCTAAAGTTGCTGTGGTACAAGTTACATTTTCATAATATGTTGCTCTTGCTTGTAATAATACTAATAAGGCTGGTACTGCACTACACCCAGCAAATGGTCGGTAAATTATACCCCATCCAACGTTGTTGTTGCAAGCACCTTTACCCCAAAAAGATTTAGTGTATATTGGACTTCCTATCATTTTTTTTATTTTTTTTCTTTAAAAAAGTTTTTAGCTTTTTAATATTCTTTGCCTTTGGTTTGTAAATCATAGCTTATAGTACCCATCCATTAAACGTAGCAGAATAACTAGGGTAAAGATCATCGTTTACATTATTTGTATATTCTGGGTAGGTAGTTTGGTTAAAACTCATAAAATCTATAAATCTTCTTGAATACCATTCTGCGTTTGTTCTTGCTTTCTCAACTAAAAAATCAACTTCGTTTTTATCTACTGTTTGAGAGTTTTCTGATGTGTGTTTAAATACACCACCATTCTTAATTTGGTAAGCTGCAAAAGGTATGTAGTTAGATTGTGCATACCATATTAACATACTCACAAGAAAATCGTTTAAAAGAGTTTTCCATCTTGCATTTGCTGGTAAATCAATTCCAGCTATAATTGCAGCAGTCAAACCCTTATACATATTTGTACCAATTATTTGTTGTACATCAATTTCTTGAGCAATCTTGATAAATTGTATAAACTTATCTGTATCAACATTCCCATCAATGATAGAGTTTCTTACTAAATCTGTTCTATTTATAAATAATACTGTTGCCATCTATCTTCTTTTATTAGTTGGTAAAAAACCCTCATTAGGCATATCAATTGGTCTTTTAGCTACAAGTTTATCGTTAACCTCTGGCTTAAAACCTTTTCGTTTAGCTTCATTTACACTTATTAATGGTGCTTTGGGACTTTTAACATCAATACGTTTGCTGTCTAGTGTAAACATATAAGTTTTGCGCATCCAGAAATGGTGACAAGCACCACCGCCTTTGTAAAACCAAATAGAATATGTATCTGCACCTCTTGGACCCCAACCTGGATTTACTGCCCTTGTGCCCATTTGTATAATATCTTCTTTGCGGTATATCTTTTTAGATTTTACCATTTTCTCACAAAAACTTCTTGTTACATTTTTACCCTCTTTGTCAAATGTATCTTTTAAAGGTGCGTATTGATAACGTACTTTAAAGGCAACATCTTTTACAGCTTTATCTTGTTTAGATTTTGCGTTTGGTCTTGATGTACCAGTAGAAACAAATTCCCATATTTTAGATAATGTGCTTTTGTTATTTTTGTTTAGTTCATCAATTTGATAATCTAATGCTTCTTCATTATCATAATCAACTTTGCGTTCATCAATTAATGTCCATTCGCTTAAATCTTCATCTTCACCAAATTCTTCTAAATCAACTTCACCGTGTGACTTACAAGGCATATACCAAACCTTACCATCTTCTTCGTGTTCGTGGTAACCCTCGCAATCTATCATCTTTGCAATAGCTTCTGCTTCTTCTTTTGTTCCGTATGCTTGTTTGCCGTCAATATCTTTTAATTGTATTGATGACATATTTTCTTTTATATATCCACATATTTTAGGTGCTGCTGCTGCTCCATACCTTTTGGTTTGTTCAGCAATACATTTGTCCCAAGGATATTTAGCAAGATTAACCGACATCTCAACACCTGTTTCTTCTTCTATAGTCTCACTATCTTGTAAGTCTTTATCTACATCAGTAAATTCTAGTGGCTGTAAGGTTGTAAAGTATAGGTTTAAGGCTATATCGTTGTAAGATAGTATTTGGTCAAAGCTATCAATTAAAAGTTCTTGAAATGGTCTTATAACGGTGTTATCCATTAACAAAGATGCAGTTTTTATTTCTTCTGCATTATTACCTAAACCACTACCATCTTTTATTCCTAATAACATAGGGCTGACAATTCTGTGAGCCACCATAATTTTTTGAGTGCTCTCAGAAGATAAAAATTGGTATTGGTTGTGAGCATCACTTAATTGTACTGGTGTTATTTCTGCTTGGCTTTCTTTATTGTCGTTAAAAGCCAAAATGAATTTACCAGCATTGCTAGTCCCAGAAAATTTCTGTGCTATTTTTGTTTCTATTAATTGTCTTTCTTGTTGGTTTGGTGTTCCGTTGTTAAAATTAATTAACATCGATGGAGACAATCCATTCATTATGTTGTTCAAATGATAGTTAGATACCTCTTCTTCAAGTTCTGCATACTGTAAACCTCCCTGATAATCGACAGGAGAATAGTAGTAAAAGCCTGATTTATAGGGTTTTATGTAGAATATCTCTATATTTTCTTTAGACATACCAAAAGCTGGTATTCTTAAAGGGTCATCTGTTCTTTTTATGTTCGCCCAATCATTAAAATAGTAGTATGCTGGTACATTACCATCATCATCACATTTTTCTGCTCTTAAGGTCTCAATAGGCATATGCTCTAGTTGAACAATCTTGCTTCTATCCTTTGAGTATATAACTTGAATAGCAGCTTGTCCCATTAACTTTAAATCATAGCAGCATCTTCTTACAACATCTTTTCTAAACAAAGAAATCATCTGTGCATACTCATTAGGTTTTCTATTGCTATCTGTAGCATTTAAACCTTTTCCGTAGATTGCTTGGCTAATTCCATTAATAGCTGCATTGTTTGTAGGTGAACCATTGTATCTGTCTATAAGGAATTGAAAATAGTTGTTATCTGATCCATATTCAATCCAGTCTTCACCATTTACCTCTTTAACCTCTGGTGATGTATATGTACTTAAATTAACAAAGCCAAATTCTGAAGATTTAGATGCCTTTGCAAATTGTCCCTTTTCGTTTCTTTTTCTCATATTACAATGTAATCATTATTGCTGCCATTATATGTGGTATACTGTCCCTCATTTAGTTTGTAATGGTCATTTGTTGTTTGGTCAATATCTTGGTCAGTACAAAATACTCTATCCCTATATATTGCAATGGTTTTTGCAGCATCTTTAAATAAAGTTAAATCATAAAAATGTCCCTCAACTAATTTAGGTGAAAATACATTGTTAAAACTTACATAATTACCAGCAAGTGTAGCGGTAGTTATTGCATAGTCAACACTAACATTTGTGCTATCATCTCGTAACTCCATAGTAAACGTGCTAGTGTACGTTCTTGGTATTACTAATAGATTTTGTGCGGTGGCAGATGTGGTTAATATTATCATCAATTATATAACGTATAAATAAAGGTAATTTGTAAAAACAAAAAAAAAGCACCCGATTAAGGATGCTTTTAATTTTAACTAAATATTAATTACTCTTGACCGGGTAATGCTGGTACTCCAACCGGTGTTGGATCAATCTGTAATGCTGATGGTGTAACCGCTGTTGCTAAAAAGAAAGGTGCTACTTCTTCCATTCCCTCAAATGTTAGTGTAAATCCTGAGAGGTCACCAGCGCTTGCGCCACTAACTACAGTACCTCCCGTGCATTCCATCCCATTTTCTAAACCACATAGAAAGCTATTACCATAGTAATCTTCTACTACAATATTTGGTCTAGATATTGCTAAAATTTGTAACTCTGATTGAGTTTTAGCATCTAAAAATGTTAGTGTAAGGTTTAAAGTTTGAGTATAAAATGTAGTTCCGTTTTCTCTAGATGACGTCACACTTGTCTCTAAACTAGAATTACCTTTTACGTCATATTCAAACCATACTGATGGTGTTGATGCATCTACTATAGTTGCTTCTTTTGTTGTTGCATCTACTGTTACACTTCCGATACCACCGAAATCTGCAAAGTAAACACGTTTGATGCCACCAAAGGCACTTTTACAAGGTAGTTGTCTACCTGATGTTAATGTACAAGCCATTGTTTTTGTATTATGCTGATTATCAAGTAGTTACACCCATATCAGCGTTATTGTTATATAAAAAAAGGGTAAGCAGATAAACCACCTACCCTAGTTTTTTGATTAATTACTATTTGTAACTATCTGATTATCAGACAATTAAGCGTATTCTACTAAATCAGATGCGATACCGAATTGTACACTTGCAGTAAATCTGAGTATCATTCTCACATTGTTACTACCATCCAAATCTGCCATATCTAGCACTTTCACTTCTTGTGCTGAATTTAGTAACCCAGTTCCAAAGTATAAGTTAGAACGTTGTGCTGCATACATTTTGTTGTCAGCCATTCCTGGACATACAAAGATTTTAACTCCATTCACCGTTAGGCTTCCGTTGTTCCACCATTGTGTTCCCATATTAGCTACACCATTCGCTCCTAAACCATTTGCTCCAAAACCACCTAGTGCTTGTACATATAATTTAGCTGCTTTACTTCCGATGTATAAAAATAAATCTTCTTTTCCGTATAGTGCTGCTGGTATTGCATCAACTACTTTAGAAAGTTCATCAATGATGTTTGTAGATAACAACCCACCAGCTACTGCTGCTACTTGTTGTGCTGCTGGAATATCTCCCGCTGCTGCTGATGCTGCAATTAGCTTTTCAAACCCATCAAAAGAGTTTACTGTTGCTGCTGCCGTATCTCCTCTCCAAATATTTTCTTCAGTGTTCTGTGCAATTTCCGCACTAACGTGTGCAATCATAAAGTCTGTGAATTTTGGAGGTAATGTTTGACCAAGACCATAACCCATTGACTGGGCTTCCCAATCGTTTACGAAGTCATACTTACATAATTGTAGGTTTACTTGTAGTTCTTTAGGCTCAATTATTCTTTCAGTTAATGTGATTGTAGATGTAGGTGTGAAATCACAAGATGCAGATGCTACTAAAGCATTTGTTGCCAACTTCTTGATTACTTCTTTAAAAGCAATGTTTGCCTTTACTGTTAAACCGCCATCATCAATAGTTGATGCAGATAATAAAGCTGCTGCGATATACTCACCAGCAAACTCACCAGCATATGTAGTGGTAATGTTAGTGGTTGTTGCTAAATTTACGTTTCTTTTATTCATTTTTATTTATTTAATTTGCTTAATACTCTATCTAGTGTTGTGTTAAATTGTCCTTTACCAAATTGCACTTGTTTCTTTTGTGGTGCTTTTGCTTCTGGATTATGTTTGATTGGTTTTACTGCTGAAAGTTCTTCTTTCATTTCAACTTCTTTTTCTTCAACCACTTCTTCTGCTTCTACTTTGTCAGACTTTAAATCTGCAATAGCATCTTCTAGGTTTTGGATCTTATCTTCCATCTGTCTAAAGGTATCTTTAGTCACATAGTTTTCTTCATCCATCATTTTTTCTTCTTCTTTTTCTTCTTTTAAATCTTCTGTTGTTTCTTCTTCTTTGGCTGGTACTTCATCAGATACTTCTCTAACATCTGCAATAACACCCTCAGCTTCTACAACAACCAATCTGCCATCTTCCAAGATGTATTCTCCTACTGGCATTGCAACCTTTTCATCATCTGTGACAATAAAGATTTCTTTACCTTTTTCAAAACTCTCAGCCGTTACCAGCGTTCCATTTTCTAACTTTTGTTCTTCAAGTTTAACCTCGATGTTTAAAAGTGTTTTTATTTCGTTTAACATATCATTTGCTTTCATACTATTTATATAACGGTTATTAAATTAAAATTTGCGTTTTTAGTCTGTCCTTGTTATTACAC